CTCTCGGATCGTCCGATCGTTGTTCCACGAGTCCTTGATGGTGCGGAACGCGAACGACATCTGCGAGACGTCGCCACGGCGCAGCGCGGAGATTACGCGCGCCGCGTCTGGGTTCGACGGATCCAACTGAGCCTCGACGCGCAGACCGCGCTCGTCCTCAGCGAGAGCAAGCGTGCCTGACTTCGTACGCGCGAGCGGAACGCCCTCGTGGTCGATCAGCAGGCGAACGTCGGCACCATCCTTGATGGTCTTGGCGAACGCGCCGCGACGGACGTACTCGGTGAACCCCATCGGCTCAGACGGCGAGTCGAACACGGCGGCGTAGCCGACGAGCGTCGGAGACTTCTCGTCGATCTGACGTGCCTCGAGAGTCGTGTAGGCGATACGTCGCTCATCAGAGCCAACAGCACACCAGCGGTACTCGGCGTCAGTCGTGCGCGTCTCTTCGTCGATCATCGTCGCGATGCTAGCGGAACGTGCAGCCTCTGTCTCCGCATCAATCTGTTCGACGAGACGCTCCGCGTAGTTCTGGGCGCGACGCGCCGCAGACTTCGAGGGACCACCACCCCAGAGCAACATCGCAACAAGCCCCGGTGTGATCTCGTCACCTTCGACCGCGTCGAGATCGACGATGTGGCGCGCGATCCACGGACCGATGCGCCTCCACTTCGACTCGCTGAGAGCGGTACCCGCAGCCATCTTGCGAGCATCGTTGATCGTCGCGGGACGTAGCCCGTCGCCGCCTTCGCCTTGCTCGTACAACTTCAGACCGCGTCGAGCCGCAGACGCCATAAACGACGGCGCGACAAGCGACGGCATCTCACGCGACTCCATCTCCATCTCCGTCTCGTCAGGCTCTTCGATCTCGCCCTCATCTTCGCTCTCGAGGTCGTCCTCCATCTCGTCCTCGTCGTCCTCTTCGCACTCGCAACAGCAGGCGCAGTGGCACATACAGCCTTCGCGCTTGGCAGAGTTCTCTTCGGGATCGATGCTGCCGAGCGGATCGGTTCCCTCGGAGATCGACGCCGCCACCATCTGTTCGATCGCATCTTGCTTCGACTCGTGGCAACCGATGACCGTCCACGAGCCGTCTGGCTCAGCGAACACGGCAGCCCAGCCGCCGCAGTCGCTCTGCTTGTTTGAGATCCCGTATGGCATGACTAGTCCTGATCTGGCGCGAGTATGCGCACCACTTCCGTCTGATCAGTATTGCAGATGCCATAGATCTTCTCACCCAGCGGCACGAAGAACGCGACAGGTGCCGTGTGCTTCTCGGTCAGCAAGCCCGTAGCGAACGTCACAGACGCGCCACCAAGAGCGACAGCCTGATTGCCAACAACGTGAACGTAGACCGTACGGTTGACGTTGTCCGCGTCGACGAGAAGAGTTGCCGTCGCGCCATTCACGGTTGTCGCGTATGCGCGCATCGGTTCTCCTACTTCGGCGGGTTGGCGTCGGTGCCGAGCGTCTCGTCAGCGATGTTAGCGGACACGCCAGACATAGCGACGAAGAACTGATCACCGCCCTCGTACGGCTCGCGCCCTTCTTCAAATCGCGCCTCGTTGGGCGACAGCGTTCCCGACGCGATCTGCGTCTGCTGAGCACGAACGCGGGTGAGAAGATCAGCGCGCTGGAACTCGTCCGTGTCGAACCTGATCGCCTGATTGACGGGGAAGAACTCGCTGATTGCCATCTCGAACCTACGGATGTACGGCAACAGCGTGTAGCGCACGAAGTTGATGCCAGCACTCTCCACGTTCTGATACGTCTGAGAGTCGCCACCCGTACCGTTGAGCAAGTGCAGCGGGATCCGATACGCGCGCGCGATGTCGCGAACGATCGCCTCACGATGACCGAGCATCTCCATGTCCGCAGCCGACGTCGTGATCGGACGCCACTTCATCCCGCCGACGAGAACCGCTGGGCGACGCCTCTGACGGTACGAGTCCTCCCACGTGTCGCGGACGAGTCGCGCCTGCTCTTCGGTCAACGTGCCGTCCGTCTCGAGGACTGACGACGGCGTGCCACCTTCGCCGTAGAACTGGGCGAGGAACCGATCCATCGCGATGCCAGTACCGATCGTGTTGCGCATCGCCTGTAGCGGCGAGAGTCCGAACGTCTGATTGGGGAATACCAGCCAGCGCATCGCCTTCATCTCGTCCGACGTGAAGTTGCCAAACTGAGTCTCGTAGTTCGTCGTGCCATCTTCGTTGTACACGACTCGACGAACGTGGTCAGGATGGATGTTCGTCATCACGGTCGGCGCGTCTCCGACGCGGCTCGACGCGAGGATGTACGCGTTGCCGTGAACGGCGAGCGTCGCGATCGCTTGGTGAACAAACTCGAACATCGTCTGACGCGAGTTCGGCTTGACGAGCACGCTGGGACGCGTGATGCTCTCATACCTTCCGTCGACTTCGCGCATCAGATCGACGGGCATCGACGCGACTGAGTCGGCGATCAACGTGATCGCGCCGAGCATCGCAGAGTGAGCAAAGGCGGTCGTCTCCGTGACGAGTTCGCCCGACCAGTTCGCGATCGCGGGACGAAGAGTCACGCCATACGGATCGAGAGATGGCGGCAACGCACGACGCTCGAACGCGCGGAACAGAGCCATCAGTTGCGCTCGACAATCACGATCGTCGCTACGCCAAGAACGATCAGCGCGAACGGAACGGAGAACATCGCCACCCCTGCCACGACGGAACAGATGCCAGCGATCTCAACAAGTGCCTTGACCATGCGCTAAGTCTGCCACAAGTTCACGACGTTCGGCTCAGGCTTGCCATCGTTCGACGGGCGGGACGTCGCGCGATCGAGGGCTATGACCATCGCAATACAGCCGTCGATCTTCCGCTTGCTCCGTCCCTTCGAGAGCCGCCAGCCGATCTCGGTCGTCCGTTGCGCCGCAGAGAGCACGTGATCCGTCAACGTAGGCGAGCCGTCGTGCGCCACGCGTTCCTCGACGATCAACCGATAGGCGTTGTTGCACGCTGGCACCATGCGCGTAGCCGACTGCGGAAACTCGACCATCGGCAGCCCGTCGTCGACGAGAGCCTCAGCCGAGCGTTGGAACAGCGCGGGGTCATACGCGAACTCGCGGACGTTGTACGTCGCGTGCAGCAACCTCAGATGCTCTTCGACCATCGCGATGTCGACGCTCACGACTTCGGGGTCCCAGATCTTCGAGCGCACCACGAGACGATCGCCCTGCGGCTGGGCGACCACGACCGCGATTGAGTCGTGCTTCAGAGCCATGTCGATCCCGACGAACGCAGGAAGGTCACGATCCAACTCGAGGTCGCTCTTGCACTTCTCGAACGCGCCCGCTGGCAGCCACGACTGTTGACTGCCGACCCATTGGTTGAGACGCCAGCGACGGAAGGCTGACTCATCTGACTGACGCATCGCCGTCCTCATGTCCTCGAGATCCATCAGCCCTTCGCGCAGGTTCGGATTCGCGACGTGCCACGCGTGCTCGTCTCCGATCTCGCAATCCTTCGTCGCCTCCCACCACCAGAACCCGAACGACGGATCCTTGATCTCTCCAGCCGAACACGACTTGCCGTATCGGTACAGACGACCCGCGACCGTGTCGAGGTCGTAGCCCGCCGTCGTGATCGCGACCACGAGAGGCTCGATGCGCGCGCCCGAGCCGAGCGTCATCTGATCGTACAGATCAGGGGTCGTCTGGTTCCAGAGTTCGTCGAAGAGAACAAGCGACGGGTTGAGTCCCGCCTGACCCTTGAACTCTGACGAGAGGACGCGAAGTACCGAGCCGAACCGTGGCATCTCGATCGCGTCGCGATACACGCGACACTCCGCGCTCAGGATCGGACTCATCTGCACTTGTTGCTTCGCCTCCCCGAAGATGATGCGTGCCTGCTGACGATCTCCCGCAACGACGTAGACCTCCGCGCCAGACTCTCCAGCAATCAGCCCATAGACAGCGACCGCCGACAGCATCAGAGACTTCCCTTGCTTGCGCGGCAGCCCGATCAGAGCGCGTCGGTAGCGAAGTCGACCCGTGTCCGCGTTGCGCTCGAAGAGCGCGCGCAACAGCCACTGTTGCCACGGGGTGAACTCCAACGGCTCACCAGAACGGAACCCCTTGACGACCACGAAGTGCTCGCGCGCAAAGTTGATGATCTCGTCACCGTCGCTCAACTTCGAGATCCGTTGCGTGTAGAACGCAGGCGCCCACTTACTTGCTGGCAGCAGACCTCTTGGCGTCGATCCTCTGTCTGATCTTGCTGAACTCATGCTCCTTGTGATCCCCTATCCCGAGCGACGCGCGATCGGTAGGACTGAAACCGATCTGCGACAACAGGCTAGTAATCTGGCGGTCGATCTCACGCAACGCTCGACGTTCCCGCCACTTGCTCGTATCGGAGAACACGATCTGGCGCAGCACGGTGCGCTCGTCCGTCATCTCGCACGCCATCAGGATCAGATCGCCATCCAACGCGGGACGCAGCCACGCGGCACCCGACGTCCAGACGCGATCCCAGAGAGCCTTGCCGTGAACACCCAACGGACGATGAGGCTCGGGAACGTTCGACGCGAGCGCGGGCAACGCGATGATGTCCGCATCCGAAGGCAGAGGACGCTTGCCGGGGTTCCCGATGCGTCTCTTCTGTTCTGCGGGCTTGGGACGTCTCCCAGATCCCTTGCCACCCATCGTTCACCTGCCTACCTGTTCTCCACACCTCGCGCGAACTCGTCTCGAACGCGTCTCGAACGCGCCACGCGAGATTACTGGATTATCCGCGACCC